CCCCTTCGCCCACCCTCTAAAGGCGCCGGCCCCGCTCGGATTGTCGATGAGGTTGGGCTTATGTGTCGCCCGAGCCGTAAGCTGTCCGACAGCCTCCGCCCGCGCCATCGTCTCATTGGCGAGGGCGTTCTCAAGGTCGATGATGTCGGCCTCGGTGTGCGCCGTCCGCGCCGCCACGCCGCTGATGGCGATCGCGTTGGCCTCGTCGCCGTCGATCCGGGCCTGGTTCACCTGGGAGATGCGGGCGCTGAGGGTCGCCTGCCCGCCCCGCGCTGCTGCGATCTCGGCCCCCTGGGCGTCCAGCTGGGTCCGCGCATCGGCCAGCAGCTCGGACACGTCGAAGATGTCGCCGAAGGCCGCCTCGATGTCGTTCCTGATGCCAACGATGGTCGGGGCGGTTGGGGTGATGTCGCCCGCGATCAGGTCGCCGACCGTGATCGGTCCCGCCAGCTCAGCCGGAGAGACGTTGTTCCCCCGCTTGTACCGGATGGCGATCCAGATTTGAGCGCCCGGCTGTGGCCCCTGAATGGACAGGGTGCGCGTCGTCGGAGGCCAGACGCCGGCGTCTACCCATCCCGGCAGCAGATCGCCTGCCTCGTCCATGAACGGGGGCTGGGCGTCAGGGTCTTCACCCTCCCCAACCTCGCGCCAGTTGATCAGCATGGCGTCGGCCGTGGCGTTGCTGACGATGCCGCTCAGGTCGATGACCGGAAGCTGGCCGCCGCCGGGCGCCGGCGGACGGGGAATGATCGTCCAGTCGCCGGGCTGGGGTGGCGAGACGTGGGTCGGATCTACCGGCGTCAGCGCGGGCGGCGCGGGCGGATTAGGGGCCTGTCCGTAGGCGTAGGGGTATTTGGTGTCCGTCTCTGAGACGAAGGTGACCGTGTGGACGCCAGTGTTCGCGTCGTAGGAAGTTTCCAGGCAAAGGCACTTCAGGCCATCGAGCACGAACTCCGGCTCTTTGATCGTGAAAGCCGACCCAGGCCCGATCCCCTGCATGTAAGACTTCAGCGGAATGCGGCCCGAGATGCCTTCGCGGGTGTGCGCGATCCCGAGGCACATCAGCTCGGACGCCTGCTTGGCCCTATCGACGTAACTATAGGTGACCGGAACAGACCGCTTCCGGCCGCCATCCTCTGCCACCCACTGAGGCGACGTCACCTCCGGCAGGGCCGTCATCTTCCACCCGTCCGCCTCTGACAGATAGGTGGCGACGCCGGTGTTCTTGCGGTCGAGGTAGCTGGCGCTGGTGTCGAGTTCGATAGGCCCAGCCGTGTCGGCCGCCGTAATCGTCGCTACGCTGACGCGCGGCGCCGCACGGTGAATGCACGACGCCTTGCCCGCCCGCTCGATGTAGTAGGCCCCGCCCGCTTGCAAGAAGGCGTCGAGAACCTGAGCCTTGTCGTCGTCAGTTGAGGGCCGGGCGGCACACGTCCAGCCGTGGGTGTCCGCGATGTTTGCCGCCTCCGTGAAGGCCGCAACGTCGATGTTTTCCCAGCGCGCGCCGATGCCTCCGACCTGATGATCGACCTGGGGCGACCCCTTTCCGGTCGGCCCCTCCCAGAGACCCAACAGCCATTTCACCGACCACAGGATGGGGTTGGCGCTGTACGGCCAGGTGGACGGATCGTTCAGTCGGCAGGGGCCGTCGCCGCCCGGCACCGTGCTGTCCCGGCGCCAGTCATAAACACGCAGTCCACGAATGACCGTGCGCGGCTTGGGATACTGGCCCTTGTAGGCCGAATGTTTGCTGTTCTCGGAGAGGGTGAGGATAAATCCGGCCTTGGCCGACAGCTTATGGCTCGGTCCCCAGTTAGGCAGGGTCGCGCCGTTCTTCAGGCCCGGTGGCGACGCGAGATATCCGGCCTCGGGCTGGTTTCCGAGCTGGGTCCGGCGCCACATGACGTTTGCGTAGTGGGAGGTGATCGCCTTCCCGCTCGCGTCGAAGGTGACGGGGATGTCGTTGGCAGTGAAGCTTTCGAAGGCGTCGATAGGCCCAGCGTCGGAGACAACCGTGACCGCGCTGAAATACATGCGGTCGTCGGGACCATAGGCCGCCTTGTGCCGCAGGTCGCCACCCACCGCGATTCGCCCGGCCGCGAAGTGCATGGGACCATTCGGATCGCCGACCCAGCCAAGAGCGCTGCCGGCATTCGACACCTTCGGCTGGGACAGTGCGCCACCAACGCTCGACACGAGGGCGCCGACCGTCATCAGCTGACCGGCTGTCACCCCGAACACAGCCGTTCCCAGCGCGCCGCTGATGCCGCCCCCGGCCACCGCCGGGATGAGGGCGGCCCCCGCTGTTGCGACTGCGGCGCCGATGATGACGATCGCCGTGCCAACGGCCTTCAGAGCCTTGCCCATCAGACCATCCAGACCTTGAGAGGGACGAAATCGTCTGCCAGCTTGATCGCCACGCCCACTTCCGACCCGTCCTGGTATCCGCTGACGTAGCCGTCGCCGAGATAGACCCCCAGCGTGCAACCGAAGGCGTCGTCGCCCGGAAGCGCTACCAGGTCAGCGGGGCGCACCATCGCGAACGGGATCGCCAGCAGGCCGGTGGCGTCCACCCCATCGATCAGCGACGCGAAGCCCAGCTTGCGCATGGCGCGATAGGCGCCCGCCTCAGAGCCCCACTTCACGCCCTTCAGGAGCCCCGCTGATTGCTTGCGCAGGTGCAGGACGTAGCGGGCTTGGCGCACGCAGTCGTACTGTTTGAAGTCGAGGGGCTTGCCGATAAAGCGCGCAGCACATTGCTGGGCGACCTGCACCCTCCGGTCCCAGATATTCATGAGGCCTCAGAACTGGTGGATGTTGTTGGAAAACTCGGACTGGCCGCCGCCCCGGCCGCCCCCGCCGCCCGGTCGGCCCGAGGTGATGGCGCCCGCCGGCGCTTCAGTGCGCCAATAGTCGTCGTCGGTCAGGCGCGAGACGTTGGCGTGACCAAGCTCGCCCCAGATTTTGCGATGCATGGCGTCATTGGCGCGCCAGTCGCTGTTCGGGATGAGCTGCAGCTCGGTCTCTGTTCCGCACTCGATGACGACGGACCAGCTACTCTCCGAAACGGTGAACCGCGCCTTGTCGTATTGGCCCTGGAACTTCAGCAGGGATTCGCCGATCAGCAGGCCGGTATTGGGGTCGATCACCCCTTCCCACCACTGGACAAGGCCCGTCTGATTTAACGGGTCGGCCAGCGCTGCGACGGCCGCATCGCTTTCGGCGTTGATAGTGATCTCTGAGCGCGTCGTCGTGCCGGAACCGCCTTCGGTCAACTGGCCGATGGTGTCCAACGATCCGATACCGCCTTGCGCGGCCAGGTAAAGTTCGCCGCGATGGATCGCAAAGCCGCCGTCCGTCAGCCGCACGACGCCTGACCGCAACTCCATGCGAACCAGAACGCACGGGACGTAAGCGGGCTGGCGCTGAGCGTTCGAGAGGATAGGGTCCATCAGGAGCGCTCCCTCACCGTAAACTGCAGGCCGACTAGCCGGTCCACACCGACCTCAACCGCCTTCATGTCGCGCACGAAGCCTTCGATCATGGGAGCAGCCAGCTTCACCACATCCTTATCTTGAGGCGGGAAGCGCAGCATCGTCCGCAACTGGATTTGGGTTTGGCCCGATGCGTTCGCGGTCGCATCCGCAGCCGCGCGATAGAGGTAGTGGCGCCCCAGAGTGACGATGTTCAGGAACTGGCCCTTGCGGACGACGTAGCCCGGCGTCAGGCCGTCAACGGTCAGGAAGATGCCGCCCTGCCCGGCGCCGTTCACCCGCGGGGAACCGGGCGAGCCGACATCAAATCCCGGCTGATAGACCGCCATCAGAACGGTCGCGCCCTCGGCGTTCAGGTCGTCCCATGCCATCGACGTGACGTAGCTCATAGGCGGCATGGTGAAGGTCAGGGCATAGCGGGAGCCCTTGCGCTGGCGTTCCTGTTCATCGCCGCCCAAGGCCGAGACCTGCACGTTCTTGTTGGTCAGTAGCTCGATGCCCATGCCCGCAGGCGCGGGACTGGAGGGAAGCGTCAGAACCGGCATCAACGCCCCCTGCGATATGGAGCGATCCGAACCGCCCGCTGCCGCTGGCCTTCGCTCGCCTGATAGGAAGCAACGCCGGCCTGGGCCGAAAGCGGTGCAGCGGTCTCAGTGGACAGGGCGATGAAGCTGTCGCGCTCCGGCCTGACGATGACTTCGTGCTGGACGCGCTGCGTCGCCGCGGCACCCGAGAAGCCGGGGATGCTGAGCGACGGGAGCGACATGCCGACGAGGCCGCCGAGGGAGTAGCCCTTCAGGTTCTTGTGCATGGCGTCGAGACGAGCGGCGCCGATGCGTTGCACCGCCTCTTGGCTGAACACGTACTCGCCCTTGTGGACTAGGCCAGCGGGCTCATGCTTGCCGCCGTCCCCGGTGTAACCGCCCTCCGAGAAGCCGAAGAGAGCGCGCCCCCAGCCCAGCGCCTTCTTGAGCCATCCGCCGCCGTCAGAGCCGCCAGACGCCGGCGCATTGCCCCCGGCCCCGCCCCCGCCCCCGCCCCCGCCAAACAGGGCAGCGGCCAGAGGCTCGACAATCGACTGACGCACCGAGATCGACAGCAGGTCGGCCAGGATTTGCTTCGCCACCGCACCGAACACGTCGCCTAGCGAGCGGGTGTTCATGATGGCGTCGACAAGGCCGTCGTTCAGAGCGTCCAGGCCGCGCGTTGCGACACGCTCGTAGGCTTCCTGGACCTCGGCGGCCGTGCGCAGGTTCGCGTCCCGCCAAGCCTCCATCGGACCCGTGTTCTGGCGGTTGACCGCGGCCGTTTGAGCGGTCTGGTAGTTCCCCAGCGCATCCCGGCGCGCCTGCTTGTCCGCTTCGGACAGCTTTTTGAATTCGGGGTCGCGCTCCATGTCATCTCGCGCCCGCTGCTGCGCCATGGCCAGTAGGCGAAGCTCGATGTCCCGGCGCTCCTTGGCGGTGCGAGCTGCGCCCGACTGAAGCGACAGCAGGTCGGCAGTGAGGTCCGACACGGCGCGCTCTTGGGCGAGCCGTTCGTCGGCTAGATCGCGGGCCAGGATGTCCGCCGCCACCCGATCTTCCAGCGTCGCCGTCTGGTCGTTCAGCAGCTTGAGCTGTTCGTATTCCTTCGCCGTGATGTCCTTGCGAGCGAGGCGGCTCTCAAGCTGCTTCTGCTCCGCCTCGCGCTCCAGTTTCACCTGGGCCTGCTCGATGTCGAAGCGTTCTTGAACCGTCAGGGCCTCGCGATCGAAGATGCCCAGAGCGCGCTGGCGGGCGCGGAAGATTTCCTGTTCCACACGCTCGGCGCGGCGGGCTTCGCGTTCGGCTTCGCGTTGGGGGCTGTTGCCGCTGGACCGCCCTCTCGGCTGGCCCGGCGTGAGTGAAGTTCGACCACTGCTGGAGGCTCGATTGCGGCGGCCGGCGCTGGCGTCAAGCTGCGCAATCAACTGGCGTGTGACAGCGGGATCGTCTTCGTCGCCGTTCGGAGCTACGGCATCGCGCTGGGCTTTCACCCAAGGCAGATGTTTCACCCACGGAGCTTCGAATTGCCTGCCCAGTACCGTTGTGAAGTGCGGGTTCTCGACGCCACGCTCTTCCATCACCTGCTGCCGCGCCTTGGCGTAGCCGCTCGTGAACTCGTTCAGTTTCGAGATCGCCCCTGCGATCATGTCAGTGAAAGCCAGAACCTCGTCGCTGAGATTGATAAAGGCCTCGGCCATCTGGATGCCGATAACCTGCGACAGGTCTTCTAGCTTGCCCTGGGCCTCCGCCCCCTTTCGGATAAGCTCCTCGTCCATCACGAAGCCTAGCGCTGCCGCCTCGTCTCGCAGGCGCGCCACTTCGTCTGAGCCTTCCCGTAGCGCTGGGACAAGAGCCCCAAGCCCCAGCTTCTCAGCGATCGCGGCGCGGTCGGAGGCGCTCGAAAGGTCCCCGATCCGATCAACTACGGCGTCGAGCGCGTCCTCGGCGCTCGCGAAACGCCGCAGATCTTCCTGCTGGAAGCCGAGCGCCTTGAACGCATCGCCCGCCTGCTTTGAAAGGCCCGCCTGGGCCTGCTCCCACTTGGCCGCGAATGCTTCTAGGGCCGCACCGGCTTCCGTCGCCGCAGAGCCCGATTTGCGAGCCACGTACTGCCATTCTTGCAGGGCCGTCGTCGACATGCCGATGCGGCGCGCGGAGTTGGCCATATCGTCGGCCATCTTCAGGCTGGCCTGACCGAACTTGAGTGCCATCGCCAAGCCGGCGGCGAAGACCGCTGTCAATGCCGTGATGCCGACCGTCAGGCTGCGCACCATCCCGACGAAGGAGTTGCCGACGCTCTTCGCGCTTCGGTTCGCGTCACCCTCGACGCGATCCATGAAGCCCTTCACATCCCGCTCCGACTGACGCAGATCGTCCGCAAGTTTCTTGCGGGTCGCCCGCAGCTCAAACTCGGCCGAGCCGACGACATTGCCTTCAGCCATGGAGCCTCCAAAGAAAAAGGCCCGCCGAAGCGAGCCTTGAGCAAAGAAAAACCCGCCGGAGAGGCGGGTCTATTATCAGGCAACGCGGCGAGTGAATGCCGCCGCAATACGTCGCTGCAATTCTTTGAAGTCCGTTCGCGAAAGCCCCTGACGGACGCGCAGCACGGCGTGATGGTCGTTTCCCGGCAGCGGGTCATCATACACAAACACGACCTGGGCATCGGGATCGTCGAGTCCCCGAAGATCCCGTAGTGCCTTTACCGAAGCGATAACGGCACCCGTTGCAACCCGAGGTTTGGTTCCGCGCGCGGCGTGTTCTTCCGATAGGCGACGAAGGTCGTCATCGGTCAAGTGGCTGGTGCGATTTACGGAACAACCATCTGCATCGCCACAGACATTTACCGGCTCTCTGCCGAGAGCCTCGCCCGTCAGGTCCTTGCGTTGGAAAGGTGCAATGTCGGGATTATCTATATTCGAATGGAGCAGCCTGGCGACCGACTCCATGCAATCAACGACACCCCAAGGGCCATCGCAACAGGCAACACTATCAGGCCTATCTGTCCAGCTCATAGGAAGCTTTTAGGCGAAGGCGCTGATTCGTTCCAAGAACGGCAGTACACTGAGCTGTGAATAAAGCTCATCGATCCGCAGGGGCGGCGTGTCCAGGTCTTCGCGCAAGAAAGCGATGACATGCAAGTCGTCGGTAAAGGATAGCGAGGCGTAGCCGTCGCCATTCTCCCACTCAAAAGCGATTTCACCATCAGTAGCAATCGTCGCCTTTGGTGCGGGGGCACCACTATAGCGCAATTCGGACAAGCAGCCTTGTGCAAATTCCACCGCTTGGGCTGCCGGTGCCGCAGCACCTTCGCCGTCCCAGTCAGCTTCAAGCGCCGACCATTCGCGTAGCTTTTCGGAAATCCTCGTCCACGGTGTTTCTGCCCTCATGCTCCGATAAACGCAGAGAGAGACAACATCGTCACTTTGCACGCGAGAAAACGCTTGCGACGGCATGGGGACCGTCACTAGGCCCACGGCGACAGCGCCGCAGACCGCACGCGAGATCGTCGTTCTATTCGCCATAATCGTCATTTGCTATCAACAGGCCGGGATTGCAAGCGTTTCAGTACCGCTTCTCTCCTGATGGTTCCGTCAAGAATGGCCTGATTGAGGACGGTGATGGCCATATCAAACGCCGCGCCTTGCTTCAGGCGAACATGGGCTATGTCCATCAAATCAAAACTGACCTCATGCGGCTGAAACTCGATCTGCACAGCATCATCGGTAACAGCCTTTACCCGCCCTTGTTGGGTCCGGATCGACACTTCTTGGCGCAGTAAAACGAGTTCGATGAAGCCTGCCGTCGTGAGCACAACCGCTTGGTCTGGAAAATATGACGTACGAGTGGGCGAAACAGCCACTTTCGTCAGCAACTCATCACCGACTTTTGCATCGTCGATAGGGCTCGATTGCGAATCCATGACGGTGTTGTTCCCCCGTTTAATTCGCTGGCGCTTTAGCACACGCTGACATGATCGCCACCCAAACTCTGCGTTATGTCGCTGGAGTGAATTATTGCAGCAACTTGTCAATCGGACCTTTGGAAAGCCTTTATGGGCCGATCCGATCAAACTGGCCCATACAACGCTATGGGATCAAAGTATGGGTCAGCCGCCGAAAAGTGCGCCCTCCTTCCCCTCTTCCTCAGTCATGGTTATCTCCTGCCCGGCCCTCATGATGCCGCGACGGCAGCAGCAGCCATGGCCGCGGGGTTCAAGATGCTGAGCCCGACGAGGTAAAGGTAAAGGGCGATGTGCAGCCCTATCGTCACAGCGAATATCCAAGCTCGTCGGGTCAGGGCCGCCGGGATAACGAGCGCCAGGTAGATGAACAGGTTGAAGCCGTAGCTGAGCGCCGTCTTCAACCCGTCGGCCTTGGGCATATTCACCCATACCGCTCCAGCGAGCATCAGCAGATTGGCGACGATCAACAGCAGCAGGATCGCGCGCTTGTTGGCCCAGAAATGGGCGTCCAGATCCTGAACTTCATCATCTGGCTCGGGGAATATCAGGCTGGTGGCGACGAAGTAGACCATAGCCACGACAAGCCCCGCGATCAGCAGGCCATAGCTGTATGGAGCGGTGCTGAAGTTTGTCCAAGCCGCGTCCCAGAAGGTCGCGACATCCAAGGCCACGAACGCCGCCAGCATGGGCGCCTTCCAACCCACAGGCACAGTCTTGCGATGCTTGAAGGCCCGCGCGACGCCGGTAGCAATCACCGCTACCGACAAGCCCAGCACGAGACCGTAGAAGCTGAAGAAAAACTCGAATGCGCTCACGCGGTCCCCCGACCCTCGGACTAGCGCCTTAGCTTATGTCTGAACTCGGGCGGCTCCAACAGTCATGGTGATCTCCTGGAGCCGGTTGCCGCGAGGCCTCTAGCGCTAGGTGCCCGCAAGCCATCCGGGTATTTGGTCGAGGGCCAGGCCCCAGTTTAGCAGCCACACAACCAGGCGCACCAAAAACGCTCCTGCGGTGAAGCCGACACCCGCCACAAACGACCAGCCCAGCACGCGCTTCCAAGAGATGTTGGTCATAGGTCGCCCCTTCCGTGAGGGTGCAGGCTATTCCTCGCCGCCCTCGACCCGCAACCCCCAGTCCTCGGCCATGCGATGGAACTTGGCGAGCGCTTCGGCTTCTGCCAGCGCGGGATCGGCTGGCTTGAGCATCACATCGACATAGTGCTGCGGCGACTGCAGCCGCTCTTCGCGAGCGAACCGCTCCCCCCACCAACCGGTGAACAAGAACGCCTCCATCGCAGCGTCGAGGCGCTGAGAAAGCCGATAGGGGGTCAGGCCCCAGAACTCGGCCTCCTTCAGGCCAGACCTTAGCGCTGCGCGAAGATGCGCCCCCACCACGTCTTGCGGGGGCTCGGCTGAGGGTTTTCGGCGCCGTCCGAGGCAGGCCTCCCACTCGGACCGTACTGCGCTAGCTCCCAGGCCTTCCAGCAGGCCTTCAAGCATTCGGCCATCGGATATTCGGCCATCGGCGCGGCCATCACGTCCGCAGCCAGCAACTGGCGGGCGCTCATAATCTCCAGCGCCTCGGCCATAGCCAGCGAAGCGCCAGGCTTGCCCTTCTGCATGACCTTGAACTGGTCCAGCAGCCAGTCATGGCCTTTGACGTCTAGGGCAGCGTAGGTCAGTTGCAGGGGAACCGCCCGCCCATCCGGCAAGGACAGGCGGACGATCCCGAGGCGTTCATCGGTCGCCTGCATCAGGCGCCCTGATTGTCACGAACCGGGGCGGCCATCGGCTCCAGCGTGCCGGAGTACGTCACCTTGCCGTCGACGGGGGCCGACAGGGTCAGGTTGGGCACGGCGTTGAAGCCGATCTGCTTGGCCTGCGCGCCGGAGCCGAAGGTGATGCGATAGGGCTCAGGCGTGTTGGACGCCATCGCGGCGAACATCGCTTCCTGTTGAACGTCGCCCTGCTCGTAGTGCATCGAGAAGGTGTAGGGCGACGGCTCGCGGGGGCCGGAGATGTACTCGCGCGTGCCGGCCGGGGTGTCGAAATCCGTAGCGTCGATTTTGTTAGGCGTGAACCCGCCGCCGTCGACGCCGAACACGCCCTTGACGACTGCATAGGTCGGGGTTTCACCCGTGCCCCGCAGCAGCTTCATGAAACCTTGAGCCAGTACGGCCATGGCGCTCTCCTATGATGCAGGCATGGAAAAGGCCGCGCACAGCCTGCCCTGGGCGCGTTGGGGATGACCGGCTGGGCCGGGGTTTAGGTGTTGACGAGATCCAGTCGGATCGTGACGCGGCGGCCGGTGTAGGCTTCGTCCGTCGTCGGGGATTGGACCGGGCCGGTGACGCGGGCCACGTCGCACTTCCCGCCGGTGACGACGAGGTCGCCGGGGCGGTTGTGGAAGAGGTCGCGGACCTGCCTCATCAGCGCGTCCAGTTGAGCCGCCGAGCCGGTCCGGCGCTGATAGCCGCGCACGTCCTGCACGATCAGGCGGCCGGTCTCGGTGAAGGTTTCCATTGCCACGTCAGAGGTCGGCACGGCGATAATCAGGAACGGCTTGCTCGGCTTAGGCTCCTGGTCGAGGAAGTCGTCGGGCGCCGTCTCGTTGAAGATGGCCGGCTGACCGTTCCAGGTGGCCAGCGACGGGGCGACGGCGGCGAGGCGGGCGAAGATCGTGGCGGTGGAGTTCAATCCTTCGCTCCCTCGATGAACGCCTGCCGCAGGTCGTCGGGATGGTCGGTGGCGAGAAGCTGCAGCGATGGGCGCGGCGCCATCTTCTCAGTCCCTACGGCGAGAGCGTGCGCGTATTCCTTATTCTGGACGAGGCGGCCGACGATATCTGAACCCTCACGCCGAACCTTCGTGTCAGCTTGGGTCATGCGGCGCAGTTCGCCCATGTCCGGTGCGGGCGGCTCCCCCGGAGCCGAAGCCTGATGCGTCTTGCCATTCCCGCGAGGATAGATGCGGCCTGTGCCGGGGCGCGAAAGGTTCGCCTTGGTGATCGCTTCGCCAGCCAGAGCGGCGCGCTGGATACCCTTCACGGCCCGCTCTTCAGCGATGCGCTCAAGGGCGGCGAGGTTGATCGTGACGGTAGCCATCAGCGCCCCTGAACCTCCCAGGTCGCCTTGGCCGGGTCGCGGGTCAGGGCGATGATCTGCCAGTCCCTGCCCTCCGCGGTGATGGTGTGCCCGACAGCCGGAGCCACGCTCAGACTTGCCGCCAGGATGATGATCTTTCGGTCGTAAGCCGGAATACCCGACGTCGCCCGCCGCATGTCGCTGTAGTCATCGACCAGCGCCTTGCATGGGTGCGAGGTCGGGGCGCCCGGCATCCAGCCACCCTGCCCGTCCGAGGTCGGCTCGCCCGGCACCTTCAGCACGCCATCGCGGAACACGTCGTCCAGCGCTTCGGCGATCACGTTGGGAAGGTCGTCGAGGATGCTCATGACTTGGCCAGCCGGACGTTGACGCCGGAACCGATGGCATAGACGCCAGCATAGCGAAGCAGACCAGCCACCAGCGCCAGCCGCGCCGCGCTCCGGCTCTCGGCCGAGGATGTTTCGTACTCGACGGCAACAGAACCGGCTTTCACCGATTTGCGCGCCGCCTGGGCCGCCTTGTCTCCGCCGATCAGGGGCGAGGTCAGGGACAGCCGGGCGGCCTCGATGACAGCCTCGCTGACCTGTTCCTCGACCGCAGTGCTGGCCTTGGTCGGAGGGCGGTAGGAGGCCCGCACGTAGGCCGATGCGTCGAGAATGGCGCCGCTCTTCTGCTCAGGCGTCAGGGCAGCCCAATCGGACCAGCCGCGAGCCTGGGCGTAAGCGTCGGCCTGATCGACCGTAGCGAGCGGACCCGAGGGCCAGGTCACCTCGCCATTCTCGACGATCAGCATCAGGCGTCGCCGTTCTTAGGCTTCGACGGGCCTTCGCCGGCCGTCTTGGAAACAGCCTTGGGAGCGCTGCCGCCGACCTTGCCGTCGCCGTCAGGATCGAACTTCGACACCTGCTCGCGCAGCTGGCGGATCTCTTCGTCCTTGGAGGCGATGGAGCGGCGCAGGTCCGCGTTCTCGTCGTTGGCCTTCTGCAGGTCGCTGTTCCCTACCTTCGACGGCTTCCCGGCTTCGGCATCGGACTGGAAGATTTCAGTGGCCTCGCGCTTGGCCTCCTTCTTCTCCAGAGCCGAACGCTTCTGCGCGGCGGTTTCTTCCTCGGCGGTGTCCGGCTCATGCGGGCCAGTCGGGGCGCCGACGATGGCGAGGGCTTCTTCGCGCGCCAGACCGTCCTTGAGGATCGGACCATCGGGACCGCGCTTCACGGCCCAGGTGCCGTCGCCGTTGTTGTGCGCCGTGAGCGCGATCTGACCGTCCAGCGGGGCGCTGATCGGGACGTTCTTGTCGGTGTCGGCCATCGGCCGTCTCCTTCCATGAAAAAGGCCGCGCGAGGCGGCCGTCAGGTTCAGGTTGTGAAGTCGATCAGCCGTTGGTCTGGATGAACGCCAGCGGGATGTTCTTGCGGTCGAACACGCGGTTCCAGTTCGACGCCGTGGCCAGAGCCGAATAGCTCGGGGTGGCGTTGCTGCTGATCTGCGTGCCGGCGACAGCGAAGCCGGTAGGGTGAATGACCTCGTGGCGACGGTTCCACAGCGTTTCGACGCCTTCGCCGTTACCCTCGGCCTCTTCACGCGAGACGGCGTTCGGGGTCTTCGGCGTGCCCAGGCCCGACCGGAAGGCCGCGTCCCCGAACAGGATCGAGGTGTAGGTCTTCCGGTTCGTGCCCTGAACCACAGGCATGTCGTCGTCGATGATGACGCGCTTGCCTTGGAAGGACTCGTACAGCAGGCGGCCGGTTTCCGGGTCGTAGTTCTCGACCAGGGCGCCGATCTTCTGCATGCGGGCATGTATGACCGAGTGGACCGCGATCGCGCGAAGCGAGCCCTTGGCGTCGCCCATGGTCTGGGCAGCGTCGATCAGCACGTCCGAGCCGAACAGTTCACCGTCAACGGCATCGCCGGAGGCATCGGTGGCGACGTTTTTCACCATGTCGCCGCCGTCATTGGCGATGTTGTCGGCCAGGATACCTTGGCAGATCTTGAGTAGGGTCGTCTGGTTCACGCCCGCCCAATAGTCCGCGATCTGGCTCGAAATGGCGTCGAGCGGGTCGCGAGCGATGAAGGCCGCCGTCAGATCGGCCGAGGACCACCCTTGGTTGCGCATCAGCTTCCGGGCGATCTCGTTCCCGGTGCCGATCTTCTTCGGCACGGCGACGTCGGCCGGGTTGTCCGAAGACGCATTCGGCTCATCGTTCGCCAAGCGCTTGAAGTGCGGCATGTTCACCAAGAAGCCCTGGCCCGCCATGAAGGCGGCGATGGCCGGGTCCACGACCATGACGCCGGCGGCCACGAAGGCGTTGCGGCGCGTCGATCGCTCGACGGTGTAGGTGTTGAAGTTCTCGCCGAAGACGAGATCGGAAAGCCGGGTGACGGCCATGTCGTTTCCTTTCGGTGGGATCAGACGCGGCCGTCAGAGGCGCGCGCTTCAGGGAGCGCCGAGGGTTAAGCCGCCTCGGCTTCGGCCATCAGGCGCTTCGCCAGGTCCGGTTTGTCCCGGGCGATGCGGTCCTGTTCGGTGAGGGAGAAGGACGGGCCTTGCTTCCAGGGATTGGGGCCGGAGTGGGCGCCCTTGCCGCCGCCGGGGGCGCCGCCACCGCTGTTGCCGGCCAGTACGAAAGGCTTGCCCTCGTCGCCTTCGGCCCAGAGTTTGATGGCCTCGGCCAGCGGGAGACCGCCCTTGTAAGCGACAGGCTCGCCGTCATCGTCCTTGAGCTCGACGCCTTCGCGCAGCAGAGCGGCAGCGGCGCGCTTCAGTTCAGACTTCACGCGGGCTTCGTCCAAGGCGGCGGACAGGCCGTTGTCGATGACCAGCTTCTCGACCTGGCGTTCGGCCTTCTCGGCGCGGTCGGTGGCGGCTTTCAGTTCGCGGCCGTGCTTGGTCTCGAGTTGGGTGCGGACGGCTTCGACGTCGCCGCTGGCCTTGGCTTTGTCGGCCTCGGCCTGTTCCTTCTCGGCCTCGATGGCATCCAGACGCTCTTTCATCTCCCTCAGGGCGTCGCGGTCGGCCTTGGCGTCTTTCTTCAGGCGCTCATGGGCGTTTGCGAGTGCCGCGTGGGCCGCCGGGTCGATGGGCTTGGGCTCATCGTCGTCGCCCGCGCCGGGGTCAGCAGGCGGGTGATCGTCAGGCCCGCGGAGATAGCGGCCCATGGCTCGCTCGCGCGGCGTCATCCGGCCGATGGCAGGCAGCACGGAGCCGCCGCCCAGAAGGCGGTTCTTGGTGGTGTTCATGGTGGATAGTTCCTCCCGCTCAGCGGACAGAGGGGGCGCTGCTCAGCTCACGCCCTGGTGGACGCTCCGGCTCTGCACGGAGCGATTTCGGCAACGGGGTGTTGCGGAAAGGGGAAACCGGGAGACCAGACCAGTGACGGACCTAGACGCCATCGAGTTCAATTGCGGCCCAGATCGCTACTGGGCACGCACCGAATACGACCGGAGCACCGCTCGGTGGATCGTCAGAATCTTCGACGACAACAGCGCAGTCGTCACCGGCTACGAAGCTTTCGTTGAGCACCAGGAAGTGCACGACCTCACCGGCACAGACGATAACGCAGAAGCCGTAGATGCGGCTGCCCGAGGCCTAATCCGGGAATTCCAACAGGCTGGCGGCCAGCCCAGGAGCAATCCGACTGACTAGCCCAGTTGGTCAGGCGACCACGACATGCTCTCCCCGCGCCAGACAGGTCGCACACACGATCTGCTTCTGGCCGCCGGTCGGCTTTCCGTTCTTCCAGACCATACCGAGCTTCACCTCGATCATCGCTAGGCCTGTGCACCGAGGGCAGCGGACAATCGGCGTGTCAGGAACCGACGCCTTCATGCGCTTCAGCGGGCCTTCCGGCGCCGGCGTCCCGTCGATGACCTTGAAGGGCGTGCTCACCCCGAAACTATAGGCCTTCGAACGCCGCGGCGTCACGCTTCTTCAGTTCCTCCAGCGTGAGAACCTTGCCCTTGCTGTCGACGAAGCGGTCCAGCGTCAGCTTGCCGGAGCGGAACAGTTGGGCCTTGCGGACGCCCAACACCTCGTTTTGAACCTCGGCCGACTGGCGCATCAGCCAGTCCGAATAGGACGGCGCCTCAATGGGCGGCAGGCCCTTGATGACCGGCGCCGTTGTCGATCGGCAGTTCACGTGCCGGGGCGGCCAGGGGAAGGTCTCCAGCGGGTGGACCGAGTTGTGCAGCGCGCCGCATGTGATAGTCGTTCGGGCGTCCAGCGTGGCGATGAAGCGGACCTGAGCGACGCCGAGAGCCGCATAGGTCTCTTTCGATGCGACGGCGGCCGTATGGGTCAGCGCCGTGCGGACCATCGCCTCGGCCCCGCGCCGGCTGATCTCGAGCACGCCATCCTTGTATTGGAGCGCCCGGGTCCCTCGGATCTCGCGGACCAGCGCCGTGACCGACCGTCCTTCGACAAAGCCCTGCCGCAGCGTCTCCCTGACGCGCTTGGCGGCGCCCGCTTCTGCTTCGTCCAGCCAGCCCCGGAGATAACGGCCTTGGAAGGGTCGTGCATTCACCGCAGCGATCACCTGGGCCGTCGTCGGTGCGTTCGTGACCGTGGCCAGGCCGACCGATCGCTGGCCGAAGTGAACCATGCGCTCCGTGAACAGCCGCTCGGCGTCCGCCAGAGCCGCCACATCCTCATTGAACCGCCCGCGAAGAACGGTCCAGCCGTCAGCCTGGAGAGCCCTCACCTCTTCCAGCAGCCGCTCGAGTTGGACCGGATCGCGCCCCTCATTGTCAGCCCGGAGAATGCGCTCGACCAGCCCGGCGTCAGTGCGGTTCAGCAGCGCAAGGACCTTGCGGACCGTCGCCGTCGAGGACCGCGAGAGAGCTATGCGGTGTTTGACCGCCTCGTCGATCAGGCGCTCGGCGGCGGACGCCATCAGGCCGCCTTGTCCGTGATAGTGCCGAGCCCTTCGCCTTCCGCGTCTAGCTCTTCGCTGTGATCCTCAAAGCTCTTTGCGGGATCGACAATCTCGGCGCGCTGCAGGTTCTCGAACAGGTCTTCCAGCGTGATCGCGCCTGACTGCCAGGCAGCGAGCAGCGCGGTCAGTTCCTGAGCGGAGAGACCAGCCGGGTTCAGGTCGGTGTTGAGCCAGTACTGGATGCCCTCAGACGACACCCCAGCCCAATCGGCCATGAAGGTCAGAGCCTTCGTCAGGCAATCCGACAGGGCATTGGCGATGCCGGATACAACCGACGTTTCCCCTGCCCGCTCGATCCGCGCCGTCTCAGCCGCGATGGCCGCTCGTCCGGTTTCCAGCAGCATCCGGGCGCCCATCAGCGCCGCGTCCTTGCGCTTGGCCTCCAACGCGAGGCGCAGCTCCGACAGGCCCGCGCCGGTGAACTCCATGAACTTGGCATCGCCCTCAGCGCTCAGAACGATGCCCTCAGACGAGCCGAGCTTCACTTCGCTGACAGTCGGGTCCAGCCCCTTAAAAACCGGCGTCGGGTTGGCTGTCCAAAGCAGCGCCCATTCCAGCGCCGCCGAATTGTTGAGGTGCGCGACGCTGATGTCGGCAATGTCGTCCAGCGGCGGGCGAGCAGGGTTGGGCTCACCGTCGCGCGGGTTGCTGAAGAAGGCCGGGATGACGTTCAGCCGGGCGTTCTGGCGCTTGGGCTCGACCGTCTCGCCGAACTGCGCCCACTGGCTGTCCAACTGGCGGAAGACCCGCTGGCGGTAGAGCCCGGTCTCGTCCAGATCCAGAACGCGGACCTGCGCCACCTGCTTGAGAATGAACTCGTCTGCCGCGTCCTTTTCCTCGACCTGCTCGACAACGCGGATGTGCGAGAGCTTCAGCGCCGCTCCGACCTTCTGCACCCGGGCCGCCAGGATCGCGGTGGCGTCGTAGAGCTTCAGCGTGGGCCGGACGCCATCAGCCTCGGCGTCGGCTTTGGTCGCCCCCGCCGGAGCGTCGGGATAGTCCACCAGCACCATTATGGCGCCGGTCGAAAGGATGCCGTCGAAGCCCTGCTCGGCGAAGCGGTCGATGTCCTGGCCGGAGCCGGTCACGTCGCCGAGATAGGCGTCCAACGCCGTCAGGTTCGAGCGCGTAGGGGTCTTGCCGAAGACGAGCCCGCTGAAAGCCTCAGCCGTCCGCGCCGTCACCGGCAGGTAGTAGGCCCCTTCGCGGAACCGCTGCGCCGTGGCCTCGTCGTGCCCCGGCAACGCTCGGATATAGCCCAGCGCATCTTCGCGGCCGCTCAGCAGGTCGTGGACCTTCTTCCGGGCATCTGCATGGACCGCCCAAGCCGGATCGCGCTCGTTAACCGCCATCAGAAGCTGACCTTTACCTTGCGGGCGGGACGAGAACCGAGCGCCAGTTCGTTGAAAGCATCGGCCGCGGCGTCGACCTGGTCGTCATGAGCCGCTGACGGGAAGGTGCAGAGTTCATCGAGGAAGGGTTCAATCCAGGCATCGCGCATGGGGTCCCCCGTCGTGAGGATGAATACGTTTCCGGCCTCGGCCTGGGTCGCCAGGGCGGTGGCTCGGGTAAGCTTGGAGCCTGTGGGTTGTTCGTACCGGACGGTGTAGCCGGGCAGCTTCTTCACCAGCGTCTGGACGTAGCCCTTACCGGCCGCGCCGGGGTCCTGAGGGAGGCGGACGGTGACCTCTGTCGTGTCGGCCGCCGCCGTCAGCTTGAGCTGGGCCTCGAACTGCGCCGGGCTCCACTGCCCAACCCTGGCGTCGGTGAAGTAGTAGGTGGCCTCTTCGCCGTATCCGACTTGGGTGCAGCGGACGCCGGCGCTGGGGTCGCCTCCCCCTTCGGTGGCGCCCACGTCCCAGGCGCGAACTGTGCGCTTGGGCCCCGCGGGCATGACGGGGACCGGCTTGAACCACTCGCGCCGGAAGATGCCGCCGTCCCGAGGCGACGGGCGCTGCTGGTACTGGCCAGCCCACGCATACGATCCCTTGGCCTTCTTCAGCTTGGCGACTTCGGCGGCGGGGAAGCGCTCGGGGAAGAGAAGCTCGCCCTCGACGGTGCGCGGGTCCTCGAAGAACAGCTCGCCGTCGACGTAGGTGCGGCAGGGCCCGCCGGTCGTCTTGCCGTCGTCGCCGATCCGCGCCGCCTCGAACTCCATCGGCAGGTTCAAGTGGACGAAGCCGATATCCAGTTCCAGCGCCACCGCCGCCACGTCCTTGGCGTGCAGGCGCTGCATGATGATCACGATGGCCGACGTGGTGACGTCGTTCATCCGGTCGGAGATGCCTTCGCGGAAGATGCGGACGGCGGTCTCGCGCTCGGCGTCGGACTCGGCGCTCTCGGTCGAGTGCGGGTCATCGACCTTCACCCGGTCGCCCCGGCCGCCGGTCATCGAACTGAACGGGCGGGCCTCGCTGAACCCGTTGTCGGTGTTCTCGAACTTGCCCTTGGCGTTCTGGTCGGCCCTGAGCGTCAGGGGCCAGAGCGCGCGGTACTGGTCGCTCTCGATCAGGCGCCGGAGCTTGAGGTTGTCGCGGAGGACGTTGGCCTGGCTGTAGGAGGTGGCCAGCGTCTGAAGATCGGGTCGCCCCTTCGGTCCCCATTCCCATGCGGTCCAGAAGACCAGCACCAGCGACTTCATCATCCCCGGCGGGATGGTGATCAGCAGGAACTGGATCTGCCCGTAGGTGACGGCCTCCAGGTGCTTGCACATCGCCCGAAGAGCCCAGCCGGACTTAAACGGCCGCTTCGGCTCTAGGACCGACCAATGCTCCTCGATGAAGCCGTGCAGGCTGTCGCAGCGGGCGCGGATCTCGCCCTGTCGGTCGGTCAGGCGCTTCCGGTCGGCCTCAGCCTTCCGTCTCGCCCGCTCCGCCCTGATCTCTTCCAGCGTCGGCAGCGCGACGAGTGATGAAGCGCTCAATGACCTCCAACTCCTCGTCGCTTGCGGTCGTCAGATCGAAGCTGTGGGACTGGCGGATCGGGGCGTCGTCTTTGCCGCCACCGACCAAGGCGACTTTGTCGCCATAGGCCTTGGGCTGACGCTTACCGGCCGTCCACTTCAGCGCGTCGATCGCGGCGCGACCTGCGGCCGGGTCAATCTCGCCCGTGATGATCCGCTTGGCGATGTCTGCGATGGCGTCCGCATCGGCGTGGCCTTGGTCCTCGCGCGCGGACGCGTAGTTGCGCCGAAACGCTTCGTCGTCCTTCAGCCACCGCATGACAGTGCGATAGGCGGGCATCTCTTCGTCGCGGCAGATCTCGGCCAGACTGTCCCCGCACATGATACGGATGCAGATTTCCTCGGCCGTCGCGTCGTTGAAGGAGGAGGGGCGGGCCATGATTTCATTGGCCTTTCTAGCGGCGTCCACAGTCGCAACAAGACCGTCCACGGCCCAGGTTAAAAGCAAGGCTTACGGAACGCCGTTCACAAAGGCAGGCTAGCGGTTCCGGTGATTCCTGCCGGAGTAGATACGGGAGGCCTAAATGGCCATGAGCAGCTTTGACGTTCAGGGCGTCATTCGAGCTGGCGGTTCTGTCACCGTCGATGCTGGGACATATTCGACATTCGACCTCCAGGGGTTCGCCGGAATGCTCCACCCGGGCTCGCGCCTTAAGATCACTAACAGCCAGCGCCTAAGCGCGTTCGACCAACAAGGTATTGCGGGCAGAAAGCCCGGCCAAGTCGATTTCGAGTAGCTCTCCCTGATCCAGCCATTCCCGTAGGGCCGGTCAGCCTAGGCACGAAAAAGGCCCCGGACGGAGGGTCTGGGGCCTCTCGGCGCATTGCTGCACCATGGGTTGTGTCCGCGATTACTGTTCCGCCGTCAAGCCCACCTCATTTTTCAAGCTTGCCTAGCTCGCGCATCACTCCCCGATAGGCGTGCACGTGTCGGGGCGTTCCGGGCAAAAGGCCCGCCTCTTCAAGCTGGAACGGGCTGGACGCGCAACTCAGAGGATACCGGAGCTCAGCTTTTTTCCCCGCGGAGAAGTTGCTCGCCCGACCTGCAGAGACCGCCGAGACCGCGCGAGCCATGGCCCTCAGCTCCTCGACCTTCGCTTCACTCTCTCCTGCCAACTGTCGTCGATCTGCCAGATCAAACAAGGCTCGCGCATATTCCGGCAGGACTTCATTTTCTCTCGACCGTTTGTACACCACGAAGGCGATTAAGGCGCCGATTGCGACTAGGTAGAATGGCACTTGGGACATGATCTGCTTCTGGCAGACCTGACGGGAAAATGTCCATATGGCCGGACCTAAATCCGCTACTCCAGCCCATAAGCGATAGCTGCGCAGTCCAGCGCTACGATCAGGGCTTCGGTCGTCCGCGCTATCACCGAGCCGCTGTTCGTCAGGGATCGCAGGTTCGCCCCCTTGCCCGCCACCTCCCGCAGGGCCCAGACGGCCCGGCCGACGCGCTCCACGTCCGAGCGGCCCAACGCGCCCCTGAACGTCTGATCCTCCTCCTGGATCATCGCCTCCAGATCGCGCACGAACTCTTCCCGCTCCCGGCGCTTCTGGGCGAAGCCTTCGCCGCCGCGGACGATGTTGCGCAGGGCCGGGTCCAGCGTCGGAGGGGTGAGCCCCTTCTCCGGGTCCAGCAGTTCGTAGTCCGCCCGATAGCGCAGCCCAGCGGCGTGCTGGGTCCGGGTGATCGATCCGGCCGTCAGTAGGGTCTCCAAGCCGTCTCGAGAAGCGCGAGGCGCTCCCCTCGCCTTCTCATGATCCGAGACACCGATGTCGAAGCCGCGCAGGGCCTCCAGGCTCCGCAGCTCCTCGAGGTTCTCCTTGGCGTCCCGTTCAAGGATGCGGGCGTCGATCTCAGCGTCGAGGGCGCGGAACATGCGCTGGCCGTCCCGCTGCTGGTCTAGGTCAGGGGACGCGACCTTGGCCTCGGCCGCCATGAACCGCAGCGCCTGGCTATCGGTCAGTCGGACGCCGCGGATCGACACCGGCGCCGTGTTGTCGTTCGCCGCCTCGATGTTGTCGTTCGCCCCGATCACCCTCGGCATGGAGGGCTTGGCGTAGCGCTTCCGTTGCTGGCGCTTCTTGGCGCGGTCGGCCTTGCTCATGCTGCGGCTCCGTTGGGCAGGTTGTCGTTGTTGGCAGCCACAAGGGCTTCGTACTCGCGCTGAAGAATGCGGCGTTCGAGCGGGCTTTCCCCGGTGCAGGCCTCACCTGTGCAGTCGCCGTCTCCGTCGTCATCGAAGGTACTGTCGTCGATGAGCAAGGGCTGTTCGACGGCCCATCGCTTCAGGTCAGCGTAGCTGTACTCAGTCACGAACCGGCGGCCAGCCGTGGTCGCGGAGGGGCTGTCCATCGTGATCAGGCTCTCGCTCTCGATCCACCAATCGGCCGACGCCGGATCGTCGCCGATCAAGCGCTGAAGCTTCATGCGGGCCTTGAGGAAGCAGTTGTCGCAGTTGCCCTCATAGTCATGCAGACCGAGATCAAAGCCCTGCGGCAAGTGGCTAGAAGGAAAGCGCCCCGTCTCGCCAAGCCAGAACCGCATGACCATTCGCTTGATGATCTTCGCGGCGCCCAAGGGCATGGCAGAGGTCCAGCGCTCCTTGCCGGTCGAGTTGGCGTGAAGCCGCTTCAGGATGCGGTGGCCTTCGTCGTGGCGCAGGCCGACGATATTGAGCCATTTGGTCCACCCGAGTTCGCGCATGACGTAGTGCTTCATCACCCGAACCTTCAGTTCGGCCGTGCAGAAGCGAGTCACCGCGTTTGGAAGATATCCCTTCTTGACGATCAGAGCGCGGAACGGCTCGCCCTTTCGGCTTGCGCTGTTCAGGCCGACGATCTGGAAGCCGGGCTCTCCGTCCACCCATTCCAGCCAGACGATGTTCACACCCCATCGCTGGCCGCACTCGTAGACGAAGCGCAGTGTCTCCTCGCGCTCCTTGCCGGTGTTGGCGAAGACCACAATCACGTCGTCGGGCAGCTGGCCGCCCCAAGCGACGAGAATGCACCACAGCATCAAGGCCGATGTCCTGCCGCCAGAGAAGCTGATGAGGGCCGGGCCTTCGATGCGGAAGGCTGCGATGAACTGTTCTTCGGTGATCTGCAGTCCGAGTTGCCGGATCGCCTCGGCGACAGTTGGGAAAAACGGCCTCATGCTGCGTCTCCTTGGGCGAACAGGTCGGGCTTGTGGTCGTTTGCGGCGGGAGCTGGCGCGTGCCCAAACTCGGCCAACAGGGCGGACGGCACGCGACAGGCGGGATGGCCCGGCCTAGGCCCGGCGTCATCGGACGGCCAGTGGCCGTTCATGCGGTATTCCCGCAGCCAGCGGCGCCAGCGGTCGGTCTCGGATGGTGCAGATCGGCTCTGCGCGGCGGCCACGGCGGTCTTCGGAGCGTGCTTGATCGCCCGGTCGCACCAGTTCCGCCACGTCGCGGCCCAATCGGCGTATCGGGCATCGTTGCCGATCGACCAGTTCCGGAAACGCTCGGCCTGGTTGGCCACGTCGAGGTTTGCCCCGACCGACCGGGCCTTGGACTGCTGCTCGGCGATGGCCTCGGCAGACGGAAAACCATCGGGGATGGCCCGTTTCGGCTTCCGGCGAGATGTCTCGGCAGGCTGATCGGTTTGGGGGACTATAGGGGGTTTAATTTCGCGGGAGGGTGTGGGTGGTTGGGGGGTCTGGGGGGAAGGAGGGAGAGGGAGGGAGGCGTCATTCTGTGCGTCAGAAATAGCGTCAGGCCTGACGTCAGAAATGACGCTCTCTGACGCTTTCTGACGCTTGCGCTCCTCGTAACGCGCCTGGCGCTCGGCAGCGGACGAGCGAGGTTTCTTCTGCCCAGCCTGTTCGATGGCCTCGACAGCAATGGCGATCACCTCAGGTGTCGCGCCCGCTTCAACCAAGCGTCGGACGGTGTCGGCTATGCTCATGCCGCGCTCCTGTCAGTGATGAGGTCGATCTCGGCCCGGTACTGCTGGGGCTCGGAGCCCTCGGAACCGTGGCGGTTCTTGGCGATGATGACGTCCATCACCGTGCGCTTCAGGGCGACCTCGGCCTCCCAGAGCATGTGTTCTTCGGTGCCCGCCTTCGGCTCGGCCTTCTGGAGGTAGTAGACCTCGCGGAAGGGGAAGAGGACGGCGTCGGCGTCCTGCTCGATAGAGCCCGACTCCCGCAGATCCGACAGCATCGGGCGCTTGTCGTCGCGCTGCTCGACCGAGCGGTTCAGCTGGGACAGGAGAATGATCGCGATTTTGGCTTCGCGGGCGAGCGTCTTCAGCGCCCCGGTCATCTCGGCGATGGCGGAGGCCTCGTTACGCCCCGCCAGGGCAGGCCGGCGCATCAGCTGGAGGTAGTCGATCCCGATGGCGGCCAAATCGCCGCGGCGCTTCATGGCCCAGACGGCGCGGGACACGTCCTCGACGGACACCCCTGCCCTATCCCGCAGCCATAGGTTCTTCGGGATCTCGCCCTTCACGGCATGGAGGGTCTGCAGGTCGAAAGAGGTCAGCGGCGCCACCTTGGCGATGTCGGAGAAGCTGACCGGCTGCTCATGCGTGGCGGTCAGGCGCGACAGGGCTCGGTCGTTCAGCTGGTCGGTGTCCATCTCCAGCGAGAATCCGGCGAAGAGCTTGGTCGGGTTGCGCAGGGCGGCGCCGTAGAGGACGTTTCCGAGAAGGGCCGTCTTGCCCATGCCCGGGCGCCCGGCCATCACGATCACCGATCCAGGCATCAGGCCACCGAGACGCTTGTCGATCGACGACAGGCCAGTCTGCACGCCCTTGGGCTTGCCGGTGGCGACCTCTAGTTCCAGCCGGTCCATACGCGCCTGCGCTGCGTCATGGGCGTTCACGAAGAGGGCGTCTTCTGGCGCAGCGCCGCGCTCGGCCGCTTCAAGCTCAGAGCGCGCCAGAGCCACGGCCTGATAGCCGGATAGCTCGGGATTGCGCGCCTGGTGCATGGCGTCGGCCGCCATCCTGATCAGGCGACGGCGGACGGCCGTGTCAGCGACTAGAGCGGCATAGTCCCGCGAGCGATTGGACGGCGGGGCGTGGTCGACCAGATCGAACAGATAGCCGAAGCCGCCGAACTCCTCGAAGGCCGGATCAGCAGTAAAGGCGGCCTGCAGCGTCGTCGGCTCGGCCAGCTTCCCGGCCGTCACCAGCGCAACGATGGCAGAGTAGAGCCGTTGGTGGAACGGTTCGCTGAAGTCTTCTGCTGTGACGACGTCATGCACCTGCCGGTGGACGTCGTTGTCGAACATCAACTGGCCCAGCAGGGCTTGCTCAGCCTCCAGGTTCAACGGGAGGGCGTTGGCCGCTTCTTCGGCGTCGCGGGGGTCGTCCATCATGCCGCGCGCTCCGTATCGAAGAGCGGCCCGGAGCGTATGGCCTCGGCGCGACTGGTGGCGGCGTCCGCCCAGCGGTTCAGTTGCTCGGCCAGGGCCGGGTAGCGCTTGGCGCGCGATGTGGCCTCGCGGCGCAGCATCCGGGCGTAGTTCAGTTCAAGGTCGAGGAGGTCACGCCGATTCATCGCCGCCCCCATCGTTCGCCGCGGTCAACCGCGCGAAGGCCTGTTCAGCGGCAGCGTTCTTCACGGCCTTGGGCAGGCGGTAGATGGCGCAGACGTCGGCAGCGACCGAGTTCAGCGCCGTGGCTGTCTCGACGCGGCCGATCAGGGGCCAGCGGAACTCGGCGGCGATGTCGATCAGGTCGCCCAGAAGCACCGCCTGCTCTTTCGGATCGGTCACGTCCTGCATGAGCGAGCGCACCGTCCGGCGCGCGGTCATGCGCAGGAACATCGCGCGAGACGAGCGCGCCTGTTGGTTGGTCGCGTTCTCCCGGCTGCGGTCGATTCGTTCAACAAGGTACTTCTCGCGCTGGTTCACGCAGCCCTCCCCTGATCCCACGGGGTGGAGTCACGGCGGCCGGTTGGGCGACGCTCGCCGAACCCAAAGGCTTTCGATGCGGCAAGCACCCTGCCGACCGCTCGCTTGTGGTGGGTCGGGCAATAGGTCTCGGTCGCGCCAGTGGCGGCGGGATCGACCGGCTGGCCGCAGCACATCTGCCCGGCGCCCGAGACCTCTCCGACCGGCCATGAGCACTGGAACCGGCGGCGCTCGATCAGCGGGATAGCAGTATCGTTCGCAGCTTCAGCAAAGCCGTCGATGATCCCGGCGCCATGCCTGGCGAAATGCTCACGCTTTTTGGCCGCCTCCTCAGGGCTGGAAGGCGCAAACCGGCCGAAGCTGGACGCCGGCGCAGGCTTGTCGATCCTTATCCCGCCGGTGCTGCGGTTGCGCTTCACGGCTGGGGCGCGGCCAGTCGAAGCCGGGGGAGACGCCTTCGCCTCCGGCCGCTCGCGCGTCAGACCAAGACGATGCACCTTGGCGATGACAGAGTTTCTGGATCGGGACGGCAGTACCCGCGCGATCTCCGTCGCCGAGCTCCCGGCCAACCACATCTTCTGCACCGTCTCGATTTCGTGGTCATGCCACGCGTTCAGGATCGTGCTCATGCTGTCCTCGCTGCGTTCAGAGGTTCCCAGCGCCAGGCATGGGAGGGGTGACGAAGCCGGACGGCGCAGAGCCAGATGCCGAAGGCGTCCGCTTCATCGGAGGTTTTGGGGTCGAAGCCGTAGGCCCGGCAGGCGGCCATCATCGCGGGCTTCTCGGCCCGGCCGTTGCCTGTCAGGACCTTCTTCACCTGCGATGTGGCCACCTCGGCGCATTCAATGCCGGCGCGGTGCGCCACCATTTCGGTGACGCCCGCCATGCCTTGCAGCTTCCGGGTCGTGGCGATCTGCGTCTGTCCCGCCAGGATGGGGGCTTCGAACACGATCAAGCTGGGCCCGACCTCGCGCACCTGCGGCCGCAGCCAGTCCTCCCAAGCTGAGAGGAACAGGCCGACTTCCGCGCCGGTGGACGGCAGACGGAAGTGGCTCAGCGTAGGGCGCACGTCAGGAGCGCCGATACAGAGCCCCGTCTGCGTTGCGAGGTCGAGCGCCATGATCATCAGGCGGCGTCCTGCTGTTGCTCGGCGTCGTCGCCGTCGTCGTTGGCCACATCCTCGATGTCGACCTGGCCGTCATCTTCGGCGGCCGGCGCCTGGGCCAAGCGGGCGGCGAAGGCACGACGAACGGTGGCCTGCCCTTCGTCATGGCCCTCGCCATAGGACTGGATGCAATCGTGCGGGCATTCTTTGGGCGCCTCGTTCGCCCAGCCCTTGCCGGCCAGACCATCGCGGAAGCCGATGTTGCGCCACTTCAACTGTTCGCGGACCGGGTCAGGGGTCGCGTCGGTGCCGTAAAGTTCCAGTTGCGAGCCGATGGGCTGGCGCATGGCCTCGGCGAACCAGTCGCGCTCGGCGTAGAACTGCTTGACCTCTTCCGGGGTCCATTCGAGCAGCCGGACCTGTTCGTCGAGGACGCCCAGCTTGATGCCCTTCGCCTTCAGGCCCTTGCGGAACGCGCTGATCTCAGCGGTCAGCTTTTTCCGCTTCTCGTTCCACTGAACCATTTCGTTCGCGGCCATGCGGATGTCGTCGTGCGACGGCATGCCGTTGTCCGGCTCATTCGGAATGGCGCCGATCGTCCCTTGGACGTCGGGGTACTGGTCATTGTCAGCTTCGAGCTTCTTGGCCATCTGGCCCTCCATCAAGACCGCTCAACGGGGCGGTCAGTCCCGTTCGGTCAGCGCTGTTGGGCGCGCGCTTTGCACTGGTGGTAGAGCGACAGCAGCGAGCGCAGCGCGCCCTTCACCAGCGGCAGGGACGCAGCGCCGTCACGGCGGCAGAACTCGTCGTCAGCGGTCCGGCGAATGATTTCCGAGACCAGACCGCCGCTCTCGGCCGAGAATTTCGCCAGTTCAGCCTTAAGGGTTGCGTCGTCGATCACCTCAGCCGGAATGAAGACGCCGCCCGCACGCAAGGCGATGTGTTCAGCCAGGGCGGTCCCGCCCTTCTCGGCCAGCTTGCAGGCGTCGCCGAACGACAGTCCTGTGCGGGCATTGGCCGAGGCGTCCTCGTCGCTGACGGTGTAGGCCCACCAGACCTTCCGATCTGCGGCGGTCGCCATTCTCTCCGCTCCGCCGAGCTGGTTCATGGCGTCGCTGATCGCCTCCCAGACAGTGCCGGGCTCGCGGGGCTTCATCGGTGCGAAGTTCTTCATGTGTTGCCCTAAAGGCCAAGGTTTCGTTCAGGGGCGACCGACCCCGGGGATCAGGCGACGGTCGGGCTTGGTTGATCGGGAGAAGGCGATTGAGCTTCGTCGTTCGCGGCATTCGGCTTTTCAGCGGGTACGCGCGGGAAGAAGGGGGCGAGCGTCCGCTGCGTGAAGTCACGCGCCTTTGCGGCCTCACGCTCGGCGGCGAGGACCTCGCGGATCGCCTCGATCTCGAACGGGAGCGCGCCGGTGATCGTCGCCAGCGCCTTCAGCGCATCCGTCTCGCGACCTTGGACGGCGAGTTCGTTGGCGCCGATGATCAGCCCGTAGACAGTGCCCGCGTTGATCAGGGCTTCCTGGCGTCGAAACTGGAGGGCGGCCGATGACAGCATGTCAGCGCCCTCCCCTGGCAACGCCGCCGGAGGCGCGGGGGAGGACACCTCCGGCGGCGGCCCTCACAGTGCAGTTGTCAGACAGCACTGGAGAACAGGAATGGATCGAGAGAACGAAGCCGCAGAGCCAACCGACCAAGTGGTCCTCTGGCCGCGGGAGGAAGACTATCCGCGATTTGTCGAGGTCAGCGACAGCATCGGCGCCACTACGTATGCGGAGTTCGTCTCCCGCGCGCAGCCCCATGTCGACGCCCTGCGAGCACAGGGCTTCAATGTCATCATTGTCGAGCCGAACGTTGATGACATGGCGGCTTGGTGCAGGACAAATTTCGGACAGGTCAATGCCACGGCGCGAGCAGCCTACGCCGCTTTCGTCGCACTTAGCGAACCGACCCAAGAAGACAGCGTCAACTGACCGGGCCATCTACGCAGCCTCGCTGGCCGGGGCGTCGTCGTTGGCTGGCGTTGCTGCCGCCGCCTGGGCCAAACGCTCCAGCGTCGCTACAGCCCGCGGGCGCCAGCTCGCTTTCTGCCAATCGATCAGCGTCGTGTACGGAACGCCAGATCGACGTGACAGCGAGGGAAGCCCTTCACTGTTTGCAGCATGTGCGATGACACTAAGAATGCGATCCAGGTCTTCCATATGAAGGAAGATACGAAACTTCGTATTCGGCCGCAAGAGAAATACGAAACATCGAAGTTACGAAATGTCGTAGCACGTGCCAGAGAATGGTCCATGGACCTAGCTGAACGTCGTCGCGCACACTTCCTCGACTGGCTTGATGCTTCCGAGTGGAACGCCAAGTCGTTGGCCGAGCACGTGGGCATCCCCTACACGACGCTTCACAGCTACACGAAAGCCTCCGGCTCCCCGACCCGCAGCCTGCGCGGCGACACCGAAGCGCAGATCGCGGCGAAGCTCGGCCTCTCAATCGAAGATCTTTTCGGGAGCCCGGCCCCCACGAACTTCATCCGCGCTTGGCGTGAATCGATGTTCTGGACCGAAGCGGAACTGGCCGAAAAGATTGGTTCCGACGAAGCCTATGTGCGGGGCGTTGAGAGCGGCGACATCCCCCTTTCGCCGAAGGTGCTTCTACGTTTTGCCGACGGTTTCGGCGTGCAACCAGGCCGGCTCAAGGCGGATCCAGCCGACGTGAACGTCGAAGCAGCGGAGCTATTCTCGCACATTGCACCTGAAGACAGGCCGCGTGCACTTGAGATGCTGAAGGTGTTTGCGCGCACGGGCACAGAAGGCTAAGCCTGCCCACACAGAACGACGTTCTACACGAGTCCTCATGCGCAATAAGATCATAGCGGCCATCGGCGCCGCAGCCGTCATCGGCGGCGCCTTCGCGGCTAGCGCCATCCTCAGTCCGGAGCCGACGGTCCCAGCTTCAACACAGGCCATGCATGAAGTGGGTCCCGGCTTCTTCGTTGTCGCGGTCCAGCCCAATGCCGATCCAGCAACGTTCGAAGATCTCGCCGGCCTGAAATGCCTGGACGTCGACAACTGCATGGTCGGGTTCTGGAAGCAGGGCGAGGAGCCCACGGCCCTCCCCTTCACCGAGGCGCAGATCAAGGCACAGCTCTTTGCCTATGCGGTCAACCGCGAGACAGGGTTCAAACGAGTGGCCTGGGATTGTGCGGCCTACCCAGCGACGCCCCGCAAGGACTGCATGGCTAAGGCTGGGCGATAGCGGCGCTGGTTCGGGTCGAACAAATCTGGCGCGAGCGCGTATTTCAGCCTTGAGGCGATGTTAACCTTGCACCCTCTCTATGGCAGAACGGGAAAGAAAGGAGGCGCTATGAAAGATTCGAATAATGTTATTGGCGCCTTCAGCGAGGATCATGCCGCAGAGCTCAGCGGGGTCTCCCGCGCGCAACTGCGCCGGTGGGATCGTATCGGCTTTCTGAGCCCTAGTTATGGTCAGCCTGATCGAGGACAGCCTTTCAGCAGGCTCTATTCTTTCCGCGATTTGGTGGCTCTTCGCGTTCTGAATGATCTCAGGAACGAGAAGGGCGTTCCCCTCCAGCACCTTCGCAAAGTGGCCGAACATCTCGCGCATCTCGGTGATGCAAAATGGACTTGCACCACTTTGTATGTCCTCGGCAAGCGGGTCGTATTTGAAGATCCAGCGACTAAATCAAAGACCGAGATTGTGAGTGGTCAAAGGGTCCTAGATATCCCACTTCGCGTCGTTATCTCCGACACCAGACGCGCCATACAGCGGATGAATGAACGAGGCAGCGACGAGCGCGGACAAATAGTAAGATCACGTTTCGTGATGCAGAATGAGCCTGTCTTTGCGGGTACTCGCATTCCTGTCGCGACTATCAAACGCTATCTGGATGCCGGATATCCGCCAAATCGTATCATTGAAGAATTCCCCCAACTAACTGCTACAGATATCAAAGCGGCCTCTAATTATGACGGCCGCGTCGCTGCTTGATGCCAAGAGCAGTCAAGATCGCTTTCTTGACGGATAACAACGTCCCCGATTCTGTCGTTGCTGTATTGAAGCATCGAGGGCACGACGTTGTTCGCGTGCGAGATGTAATCGCCGCTGACGCCTCTGACCCTGAGGTGGCCGAAACAGCGATACGCGCGAACAGGGTTCTGGTGAGCTGGGATCGCGACTTCAACCACCAGCGATTTAAGAAACCACGGTTCAGCGCCCTACAAAGGATCGCGTTTAGTTGCCCCGAGCCGGAGGGCGCAGATCGGATCAGCGCTCTTCTTCAACGTATTGAGTTTGAATTCACTCAGGCAACCAAAGACAGCCCGCTTTTAGTCAAGATCGCATCAGACAAGATTCAAATTCGCTGCTGAGTGAACGGCCGAAACTCGTCGCGACGAAAAATGTCCCGTGAGGACCAACTGATAGATCTAGGTTGATGTCGTCGCCTTCAGCCGTGGGCGGCAGACTAGAACCGACTGCAGCGGTGGAACGGGCTAAGGGCCCGACCGCCCCCTCGTTCGAACTTCGTGAAGCGCAGCAGCAGGAACGAGATCTGCGCCCATCCCTTGGTTGACAGCAAGCAAGAGGAAAGACCCATGGCCGATACAACACGAGATCCGGCGTACATCACCGATGAGGGCGGGAAGCCGACACCCTTTCAAGCCGACACGGCGGCTAAAGGCGATCCAGCGGAGCTACTTCGAGGCGTAGGTCAGGAGAACATCACCGCCCGGCCGGCCAAGCCGAGGCCATCAGACCCGCCCCCTACCCCGCCTGCGCTGGATAACGACGCCACGCAGATGAAGAAGATCGAGGACGCCGCAGGCACAGAGCCTTCGCCGCCGGGCGTCGCTGAGCCGGAAGGCGCACGCGAACTGCCCAAGCCGCCGCTTGCCGATCCGTCCTGATGGCTCCGCGGCTCAAGCTGTTCGAGTGGTCGGACGGCTTCCACACCTTCACGGTGGCAGCCAGTTCACGCCCCAAAGCTCTGGCCGCCTGGGGCAGCAGCCAAGATCTCTTCGCCACCGGCTTGGCCAAGGAGGTCGACGATAGTCCCGACGCTGACGCCGCCAAAACTTCACCGGGCACGGTGATCGAGCGCAAGTTAGACGTGAAGCTGCCAGCCGCTACTCCCAAGAAGGGAGGGACGAAGAAGGCGAGACAGCCCAGCGCCGCCGATCGAAGGCGGGTGGAAGAGGCTGAGCGCGCCTTGGACGATCTGGACGCCACGCACCATGAGGCCGCGCGGCGGCTGGATGACGAGCTGCAGGCCCTGAGAGAGCGCCGGGAGGAGGAACGAATGGCCTATGAAGCTCAGCGAGAGAAGCTGCAGGCTCGCCTGGAGAAGGCGCGCGCTAAGCTCTAGTCCTCGTCGCCTTCTTCATCGTCCTCGGCCTCGAAATTCGCGAATACGAGCTGCATCTCGACCCTCACCTCGTCCATCGTCTGCTGGACCCAGGCGTGGAGAGCGCGGACGGTCTTCTCAGCCGACACGGCATCCGGCGAGAACAGACGCTCCATGAGATCGGTCAGGGCTTGGTTCCTGCCCATGAGGACGCCAGCCCGATAGATCGGGTCGTCTGAAGGGTCGATGTCATCTTCGTCCATGGCGTCAGGCTATGCCCGGCGCTCGGCCTTGTCAGCCCCGCTCGCAGCCCACCCCATCACCATCGCGGTCCAGGTGCGGCCCGTAGCCGGGCTGCCCACGGCGCACCGGCGCCTTGCCCGCCGCCCTCGCCTCCGCGCAGTTCCTGAACGCGCCGCCCGAGCTCGAGCCGGAACCAACAAGGCCGCGCGCTTGGCTGGGTGGGGTGGATCGCGAGGAACCGCCGCCGCTCCCGCGGTGGCAGTGGTAGCCACCGTTCTTGCGATCGTTGTGGCAGCCCTCGGCGTTGAGGCCTCCAGGGTGAGCCGATGCTGCGACTGGCGCCAACGCCAGCAACGCAACAGCACTCGTCGTGACGACTTTCATAGTGGCTCCCTCAGACAAACGGCGGCCCCGCTGGAGCCGCCGTCTCTAGGTTCTATTCTGGGCGACCGGTCGCGGCTGCGCGGTCTTGGGTCAGATCCACGTGGGCCGGGTTCGGCGTCAGGTCGAGCATGGCGCCCGTGCCGGCGTCGATGCCTGCGCCGATGATGCCCCCAACAAGCACGTTCCCTGCCATGGCGACGCCGCCGCCGGTCGAGACCTTGTTGGTCACGGTCACAGTCGCGGGCTGATATCCATCCAGGGTCAAGGTCGCGATGAACTCAGACTTGCGCGGCATCTTGATCGAGCAGGGCGTGGCCTGGCACTGGAAGCCATTGGAGGTCTCGACCCGAGCGCCTGGAGGCGTAGAAGTCACTTCCCAGGCGGTCTTGGTGCCGCGCGTCACTGATGCGCAGGCAGAGGTGAGCGAAGTGGCGACGCCAAGCGCCGCCAGAATGACGATCTTGTTCATTTTTTGGGATGCCCCGAAGTTAATCCGCCCAGACCCCCTGCCTGAGCGCGTAACGCCGGAATATCACAAGGCTTGAACAAGTCTAGGTAGCGATATCAGCGATACGCCCGCATGTGTCGTATGGGATACGCTGCGGCTTCATCGGCCTCGCCAGCGTGTTCCGTCAAAGGGTCGACCTGGGTCCAAATGTCGCCGGCGGAGCTACAATCGATCTTGAAATAGGCGATATCGCCCGGAGGGGGATCGGGCTCGATAGCTGGAACGTCGCCATACACCTCGACCATGCGAGGCTCCTCCCAAAGGTCGATGTCGGGATAGCCCACAACCGAAAACACGGCGACGCCGTGAGCGCCCGTGAACAGGGCCTGACCGCCTTCGATCGCGCGCTCGCGGTTTAGAAACTGATGAACCTCGCCACCTGTGAGGGCTCCTCCTCGATGCCAAAAGGCCTGTGCGCAATAGATCGTTTTCCGGGCCATTCTGGCTCTCCTTCTCGTCCATGGTCTCGTTAACGAATCAACGTTCGCGCTCAGGAGTCGAGTCAGGCACTGCCCGGCCACGTCCGTTTCTGGCGCAACTGAAAAATACGAAGAAGCGTATTTCGGACTTGCGTGAATACGAAGTTTCGTATTTCCTCTCTCCATCACCGGGAGAGACCTCATGTCCATCCAATCCACGAACGACCGCGTCGAAGCGCCTGCCCTGGCCGCGAACGACGACGCCCCGAAGCTGAACAAGCGCCAGCTCGCCAAGGCGGCGACGCGCGAAAAACTGCTGCATACCGCCCGCGTTCTCTGGGCTCCGGCGGGCAACTATGAACCCGTCACCATCCGCGACATCGCCGCTGCTGCTGGCATGTCCACCGGATCCATCTTCGCGAACTGGACCGGCAAGGAAGCCCTATGGCGCGACGCTATGGGCTACGAGCCCCCGGTGGACTGCGAGGCCGTCCGCGCCGCGCTGAAAGCCCAAGCCGCGCAAGCACGGTGGGCTGCCTGATGGGCCCGGCGACCTTCACTCCGGGCGAAGCCGTCCTGATCCCCGCGCGCGTCGTGCGTCCTGCGGGCCCCCGCTTCGGCGACTGCGGTTGCGCCGTCATCGAAACCGGCTGGGGCCGCTACGCCCTCGACTTTCGCGGCGACGCAATCACCCACGGCTTGGCGCGCGGCGTCATCCTTGCCCCGTCGAACAGCGGCGCGGGCAAGTGGGACGTGCAGGTCGAGAACGGCCTCGCAGGCGTCGTCATCACCGTCCCTGGCGACATGCTCGCCTCGGCGCTTGAGCCTCTGAGGAGCGCTGCGTGATGCAACACATCTCCGCAATCATGCCCGGCGTCGTGGCTGGGATCGCCAAGGCCGGGAATGTGAACCTCGCCTTGGTCCCGCCGAGCCGCCAGCCGCTGTTCGTGGTCGAGGGCCCGAAGATCTTGGACCGCCGCACCCGGCGCCGGATGACGGTCGATCAGGCCACGCAGGAAATGCTGCGCCTTGCCGGTGAACTGGCTGCGGCCGAAGACCCCGGCCTGCTGATCCCGGTCGTCAATGCGCTGGCGTGGGCCATTCGGGACGCTCGGGAAGCTGAGAACGACCCCCTGCCCCCGGCGAGCATGGCGAGGGCTGCCTGATGCACATCGCCACGATCATCTGCAACGCAGTCGTCACCTGCCTCCTGTTCGGCGGCACGGGCTACGCCGTCTTCGTCTTGGGGCACTCGCCCTGGTGGTTCCTTGCCGCGCTGGCTGTCGATCTTCTGACCTCGCAGCAGACCACTTTGAAGGTGCGGGCATGATGGCCGACTACCGCATCATCCCCTCGCACCCTTGGGAGGCCGCGCGCGAACGCTATCGCGAACTGGCCGCCCAGGTCCGCCCCGGCGATCCGCGCGCTGTGCCGTTCGAGCCGCGCCGGCTGCCCGTGAACCTGATCCGGGTGTCCCTCCAATTCGTCGCAGGCGCTGTCGCCCTCGGCTCTCTCTGGTGGCTGCTGTGACCCTGCACAATCCCCTGCCCATGCCCACGTCGGGCAAGATCAGCGAGCCGGGCGTCGAAAACGACAACGCGCCACCTCCTGGCTTCTATGCGCAGGGCGACCGCTTCTTCGCGCTGCCGGAAACGAAGGCGCGGGCGGTTCGTCTCTATCATGCCGGCCTATCCATGCCGCAGGTCACTGAGCGCATGGGTGTGTCGCCGGCTTCCATCAGCCGCTGGCTTGCCGAGGCTGGGTTCAAAGCCCGGCGCTCAAACGCGGAGAGCTTCCACGCCCGCTACGAGCCTGACTGCAACTCGGGCTGTTGGCTTTGGAGCGGCGACACTGGTGACCGCTATGGGCGGTTCACTTTGTCGGGACGCCTGATGAAGGCGCACCGGGCGTCCTGGATGATCCACTTCGGAGCAATCCCGCGCGGAATGGTGATCTGCCACCGCTGCGACACCCCGGCCTGCGTCAACCCTGCTCATCTGTTCTGCGGCACCCAGGCCGACAATGTTGCTGACGCCATCCAGAAGGGGCGTGCACCTCAGTTCATGAAGGGGGCCGCCTGATGATCGTCACCCCTTGGGACGGCAAGCCCATCAGCGCGCCCGGCATCTACAGCGGCGTTCCGATGTCGGTCTATCACTCGGCAGACCTGTGCATTGGCCCGTCGATTTCGTCGTCTGGCCTCAGGACCATCTTCGACCCGTCGCAAGGGCCGATGGCCTATTGGGTCTACAGCCCGATGAACCCGCTGCGGCAGGAGCGGCCTGATAGCGAAGCTTTTATCCTCGGTCGGGCAGCGCACCATCTGTTTCTGGGCGAGGCCGATTTCGGTCGGCACTTCACTGTCGAGCCTGAGACGTATCCCGACGCCAAGACGGGCCAGCCGAAGCCGTGGAGCAACAACTCCAACTTCGCGAAGGAATGGCACGCGCACGTCGCATCTGAAGGCCTGACGGTCCTGTCGCGGAAGCAACTGGAGCAGATCAAGGGCATGGCCGGCGTCCTGCCCTGGCAGAGAGGGCTGGAGGATAGCGGCCTGGCGAACAACGCCGTCGTGGGCGCCGGCGCGCTGAAGGGGCTGATCGAGCACAGCATCATCGCCAAGGACGAGGAGACGGGCGTCTGGCTGAAGTCGCGCCCTGACGTCATTCCGACTGGCTCGCTTGAGTTCAACGACTTCAAGACCTCGGGCGACGTGTCTGACGAGGCGATCCGCAAGACGCTCGACAGCTACCGCTACGATATGCAGGCCGATCTCGCCTCAGTCTGCCTGGAGCAGGCGGCGGGCCAGCGTTTCGAGAGCCACGCCTTCATCTTCGCATCCAAGACGGTGCCCCACGCGACCAACGTCGCTGAACTGGACGCTGACGACCTCGGCGAGGCCGCCAAGGACAACCGCATCGCTCTGCGGACCTTCGCCCGCTGCATCGACACCGGGCGCTGGCCCGGCCCGGCCGGTACGCGCGGCGACGCCGCGGTGATCGGCCGCTCTCTCTGGAACCGCACCCGCGCCGCTGACCGCCGCGCCTATCTCGAACGGGAACTCGATGCATGACCGACGCCGCCACCAACATTGCCGTCATCGAGCGTCAGCCCAGGTCCGTGCTCGTCGATATGTCTGGCCGCTACGGCATGGAGCCCGCCGCCTTCGAGGCGACCCTTCGCGCCACAGTTTGCAAGGGCAACGTCTCCCGCGAGGAGTTCGCCGCCTTCTTGCTGGTCGCCAAGGAATACGGCCTGAACCCCATGACCAAGGAGCTCTACGCCTTCCCGGCGAAGGGTGGCGGCATCCAGCCCATCGTGTCGATCGACGGCTGGGCCCGGATCATCAACGACCATCCCATGTTCGACGGCATGGAGTTCGAGGACGTGCGCGAAGGCGACGACCTGATCGCCATCACCTGCCGGATGCACCGAAAGGACCGTAGCCGGTCAATCGAGGCCACCGAATACATGGCCGAGTGCCGACGCTCGACGGACGTCTGGAAGACCTGGCCGCGTCGGATGCTGCGCCACAAGGCGATGATCCAGTGCGCCCGCTATGCCTTCGGCTTCTCCGGCATCGTCGATCCCGATGAATACGAGCGCATGGAAACCGCCCGCGACGTCACGCCGCGCACAACGGGAATGCGTGCCCGCCTGGAGGCCCGTGCCGCCGGCGCCGATGGCTTCGATCCCGATCAGGTCGCCAACGACCTCAATCATTTCGACGCGGAGACCCCCTCCGACGCCGCGTCGAAAGAGCCCGCGTCTGATGCATCCCCCCCGTCAGACGCGGGCGACCCTTTCCCCGGCGATCTCCCCCCCGCCGAGGATATGACAGCCAGCGGCGCTGAGGCCGACGCCGATGAAGGGACGTCGCTGGCTGTCGACCCGCCCTCACTAGACCTGATCAAAGGCATCGAAGACTTCGTCGCCAGCCTGCCGTTCAAAGGCCTGGCCGAACTGAAGACGCTTGAGGCGAGCCGAAACTACAAAGCTCGCCTGGCAGCCCTGAAGGTCTCCGCACCGGACAAAGCTGCTGACGTTGAGCGCGCCCTGTCTGATGCCCTGGAGGCATACGGATGACCCCCGCCGCTCAAATCGAGAAGCGCCGCCCGCTCACCCGCGCCGAGTTCGGCCAGTTGATGATCGACCAGGATGGCCGTTGCGCCTGCGGCTGCGGCGAGAAGCTCCAGCCCATGACCGAGGGTGTCATAGATGAACACCTGCGCGCCCTCGCCCTGCTTGGGACCAACGCGCTCGAAAACCGCGCCCTCTACCGTAAGCCCTGCGCCCGGAAGAAGACGGACGAACAGGACACGCCCCGCATCGCCAAGGCCAAGGCCCAAGGCGGGGAAACCGGCCAATACGCCCGCCGCCAGAAGCGCGGCCAGGGCTCCATTCAATCACGCGGCTTCGACAAGACCCGGACCAAGCGGTTCGACGGCTCTGTTGTCGCGCGCCAATCACAGGACTCCCGCTGATGGAAGTCATCACCTGGACGAGTGCGGATCACGGCGCCATCGCCCGCATCCGCATGCCCATGCCGTCGAAGGGCGGCTCCAAGATCGGCTGGTCGCCGGTCGTCATCCACGCCGAGACGGAAGACGCGGCCCGCGACAAGGCCCACGCCTTCTACCAGTCCGAGCTTGAGCGCCTGTCGGCCCGCGCTGACGGCAAGGCCCGCCGTCTGGAGAAGATGGCCGCTGCCCGCGCCTCGAAACGCGTGGGTGCTCCCCATGCCTGAATCAACCAAGAGCCCGGCAGAGGTGCTGGAGGGGGATCGATCGCCGGTCGAACAAGGCCTGATCTACCTGATAGGACGCGATATTGACTGCGCTATCGCCAATCTCGGTTATCCAGTTGGTATGGGCGTGGGCGTCGGCTCAGAACTCGCCGAGCGCGCGGCTTCGCGCATCCTCGACAAGCTGACCGACAAGGCCCTGCGTGACCTGCTGGAAGTCCGCAAAGCCTCCCGCCGTGGGGGTGAGGCATGAGCGTTCTACTCATCAACGGCGACTGCAGAACCGATCTGGCCGAACATGGCCCATTCGACTGCATTGTCGCTGATCCGCCGTATGGCGACACGTCGCTGGATTGGGACCGCATCGTCTCCGGCTGGGAGGACGTAGCGCTGTCCTGCCTAAAGCCGACCGGCTCCATGTGGGTGTTCGGATCGCTCCGCTACTTCTTCAAAACCGGCGTGCCGGACGGCTGGAAGTTGGCCCAGGACATCGTCTGGGAGAAGCACAACGGCTCAGGCTTCCATGCCGACCGCTTCAAGCGCGTCCACGAACACGCTGTGCAGCTCTACCGGGCCGACGCGCCCTGGGAAGGCGTCTTCAACGAGGTGCAGACTACGTCTGACGCTGAGCGGAAGACAGTGCGCCGTCGAAAGACGCGGCCAACCCAGATGGGAAGCATCAAGGCCGCGCCCTTTGAGAGCATCGACGGCGGCCCGCGCATCATGCGTTCGGTGATCCAGATGCGCTCTATGCACGGTCGCGCCATTCACCCGACCGAGAAGCCCGCTCCGCTACTCGAAATCCTGATCCGCACAAGCTGTCCTCCGGGCGGTCTAGTCGGTGACTTCTTCGCGGGATCGGGCGCCGCTGGCGAGGCATGTCAGATGACCGGCCGCAACTACGTCGGGACCGAGATCGACCCACTCATGGCCGCGAAGGCGCAAGCCCGTCTCGCCGGAAACCTATTCGGAGCAGCGGCATGAGCGGGGTGAAGCATACGCCGGGGCCGTGGGAACACTGGGGCGACCTCGTGTCCGTGGCCGAGCCTCAGATCGGCGCGGGCAACATTATCTGCGTCGAGCCTCCAACTGAGCGTTCGGCTGCGAATTGGCCTGCCAACGCCCGGCTGATCGCCGCCGCGCCTGATCTGCTGGGGGCGCTGGAAAGCCTGGTGGAGAACCTGATTCACGGTGACTTTATCAGCGAGACTCGCATCTCCGCAGCCGTTGACGCCATCGCCCTCGCCCGTGGTGAGCAGGACGGGGGTGCATCATGATCGCCGCCCTCTACGTCGAAACCAACGGAGCCTATTACGGCCTGGATGGCGTGGACCCGTGGGACGAAGCCCGTGATGCCCGCAAGTATGCCGGTCCGCACCCTGTCGTTGCGCACCCGCCGTGCCAACGCTGGGGGAGGATGAAGAACGGAGGGCCGAGCCTGCCGGGCGGACGTATCCCGCACCACGACGAGGGTTGCTTCGCGGCGGCTCTGACAGCTGTCCGAAACTTCGGAGGGGTGCTTGAGCATATCAAAGACAGCGCGGCCTGGGACTACTTCGGCCTGATGAAGCCTCCTACGTCTGGAGGCTGGGTCATGGCCGACAGCTTCGGAGGCTGGACGTGCTGCGTTGAGCAGGGCCACTACGGCCACCTGTCCCGCAAGGCGACCTGGCTCTACGCGGTCGGCTGCGACCTGCCGTCCCTGACCTGGGGCAAAAGCCCTCAGAAAATCCACCCTGTCGCCCTCGAGCGACACGGCTACGAGAAGGCCCGCCGCATCGGAATGATGGCGATGGTCGGCGGCAAAGACAAACCCGCATCCGCAACATGACGCCCCAGCCCTTCCGAGACGTGCTGATCAGCATGGCTCGCTCGGCTCGCCAGGAGATCGCAGCATGACCACCACCGTAACCGTGCCGGTTGAGCAACTTGAGAACTGGCGCAATGACCTGTCGCTGCACGGCGTCGGTGGCATTGAAACTGCTGTTGAAATAGACGCCATGCTCCACGCAGCCCCCGCGCCGGAAGGCGGGGCGGTGTCTGACGCGATCCGCGCGAAATACGATCAAGTCAAAGGGACGGCCTATCGCGCCGGAACCCCGGCTGAGCGGATGAAAGATGGCCGATTGCAGGGCCTCAACGACGCGCTTGCAATCGCAATGGTAGCCGAAGAGCGCACCGCCCTCGCCACCCGCGAGGAAGCCCCGGTCGAAACCACGGAACAACTGGCCAAGCGACTGATCGGAGAGGTCGTCGCCGAAGACGAGGCCCGCCGCAAACTGATCGGTCTGATCGAGCAATGGGCCGGCGAGTCTGAATACGATGCCGAGGACATGGCGGCGCTGGCGGACGACATTCTCCACGCCTTCAACGGACCGCCTGTCGTCAGGGAGGAAGCCCCGGCAGAGGCGGGAGAGGATGGTGTTCGCGGACTGATCAGCGAGGCCATACAGGGCCTTGAGCGCGCCATCGCCAGCACTCGCTTTGACAGCGCGGCCAAGGAGGTCTTCGCCGCGTGCGTCGATGACTTCAGGAAGGTGCTCCGCGCCCAGCCGCAAGCCCGCGAGGAAGCGCAGCCGGTGGCGTGGCGCTGGCGCGTCGGGGATGACACGCCATGGTGCCCAACAGATCGTGAGCCCAAGAGCCCGCTGCTTCAGGTCCAGCCCCTCTACACCCACCCCGCCCCCGACGCGCTGCGGGACGCCGTTGAGGCGCTGGAGAAGATCGAGAATCCAAGAAGTGATTTCGATTTAAAGCATTCCCGGTCTGTTGCCCGCCAAGCCCTCGCCGCCCTGCAAGCCGAACAGAAAGGCGGTGCGTGATGACCCGCCTGACCATGAAGCGCCTTCTGGCGATGGACAACGCCCTGTCCGCGATGCTCGCAGGCGAGGACAACACCGGAGATTGGGACGAAGCCGTCACCCGCGCTGACCTTGAGGGTGCAAGCGAATGGGTCTCAGCCCAAATCGCGAAACGCGGGCGAAAAGCAGACCTGCAAGCCGAACAGGGGGCGAAGTGATGGACATCGATGTCTCGACGCGGCGTATGCTCGCCACTTGGGCCGCTGTTGCTGGCTCCCTGTCACAGGCCGCTCGCCACCACGCCAAGAAGGCGGTCGATTATCCGACCTCGGCGGGGCCGAGCGCAATCATGCTGGCCGAAGCAGCGGCCTACGCCTTCCATCAGGCCACGGGCGAAGGCGACTGGGCGGATCGCAAAGAACTGTTCCGCACCCCCTCGGATAAGGAGGGCGGGGAGTGAGCGACTGGACTGTTGGTCAGAAAGCCATCGTCGTTCGCCACCGGAACGGCGGACCGGACTTCACCGAAGTCGAGATCATGAAGATCGGTCGTAAATGGATCACGGTGAGGCGAGCCTATTGTTCGTGGGCCGTGGACGAGCGGTTTTCGATGGATGGTCGCTCAGAGCACAACGCCGGATATGGGCCCCGTCTATGGGCCACGATGGCGGATTTCGAAGCCGAGCGCTCTCGGACACTAGCCTGGAATCGGTTCGGACAGATCATTCGCAATCTCCACCGCGCCCCGTCGCACCTCACTATGGAGGACATTGAGGGCCTGACCTCCAAGATCACGGAGCAACCCCAATGACCCACCCCCTCACTCCGCCCGAGAAGGTGGCGGCGTTCCTGAAGGAGCGTGACGAAGCTGTTGGTGTGGTCGACGCTGACGATGCAGAACGCCTCGAGAGCGCCGACGCCATCCTCACCGCCCTCGCATCCGGCTCCGGCGGTCATGCGGAACTGGCGCACGACATTCGCAAGCTGTGTGTCGGTCATCCTCACGCGAAGATCGCATGGCCGCATTATGAGCTTCACGCTCTAGCTGACCGCGCCGAAGCCCTCCTCGCAGAGAACGCGGCGCTGCGGGAAACGGCTGACGTGACGAGGGCGGACAAGAAGATGCTGCTCGACCTGTCCGTGCAGAACGCCACCCGAGCCACCGAAGCAGAGCGCAAGCTAGCTGAGGCGGTGGGGCTGTTGCGGGATTTTCTGCCGTGGTCTCGGAAGTTCCCCGATCTGAAGGGCCGCATAACCGCCTTCATCAGCAAGGAGGCCGAACGTGGGTGAGGTTGCGATCGTTACCGAAACCTGTGAGCCGCACGTAGGTGATGTCGCGATCATCACCGAAACCCATGAACAACGCGCGCGTCGTCTGTTCGATGAAATGGCGCGGAACATCGGGCGAGAAGCCGTCAATCACCTCAAGACCATGTATCCGCACATGATTCCTCTTTCGAAAAGCTGGGAAACCAGCCTGACCAACCATGTCCGCAATGACATCAACTGGCGTATGCGGCCGCTGCTCATGGCCATGATCGCCATGCACCACGAATGGGAGTCCGAACGTGGGTGAGAAGAGCATGGTTCATTCCGCCGCAAGCGGCTCCATACCTGTCGCATCCAATCTCGCCGTCATCGCTGAACTTCAGGCGCTGGCGCTGGCGATCCGCATCGTCGGCCTCGAAAATCTCGACAGCGCAGTCACGCGCAAACCGGACGAAGCCGCAGGCGGAGTGAACCCAAAAGGAGCAGAAGCATGA